CGGGTGCTCGAGCGCCAGCGCCTTGATCTTCTCCACCGTCTCCGGCGGGGTCGTCTGCGGGTGGCTCTTGTGGATCGGCGGCAGGTCCTTCAGCCCCTCGAAGCCGTGGGTCTGAAACCGCCGCCGCCATTCGTAGAAGCTGGTGCGGTCCATGCCCCGCCGCCGGCATGCCTCGGCGACGTTGCCAAGCTCTCTGGCCAGTTCAAGCACGCTCAGGCGCTGCTCGGCCACCTTCGTCGCCGCGTCACGCGACCCGCGCTTCTTTGCTGTCAATGATTGTCCCATGAGATGGTCCTCCTTTCCCTGTATCGCACGGAAAGAAGGTTAAGGGAACAGATCAGCTTGCGCTTGGAAAGCTGTCGGTTGACCGGCTGCCGGTTCAAGGTCAGCGCGATGACCGAAAGCCCGTAGGCCCAATGCTGATGGGCCGCCGCCCGTTGCAGGCCCACGGCGTAGCAGATCTCCTTCCAGCGTTCGCCATGCGCCTTCATCCAGACGATCTTGCCGTCGATGGGCTCGAGGCAGGACGCCCAGGTCAGCGTCTCCTCCATCCGGCTGATCGCCTGCGGCGAGGGCAGCACGCGCATCTGCTTCGGCTCCTGGCCAACCTTGTCGGCAAAGCTGTGGACGATCTCGGGCCAGGTCGAGAAGTATCCGCGCCGGCGCGGGTCCGGGAGCCGTCGCAGGACCAAGGCCGCTTCCGCGAGCCGTTCCTCCACGAGGGCGGGTGTCCAATGGGTCATCGTTTGTCCTCCGTCTTGTCGAGGCGCGCGCCGTAAAGACGCTCGCCGAGTTGCCGCACCAGTTCACGCTCAGGCCAAGTAAGCCGTTGGTCGTCAAGGGAAACTGCCAGCAGGCCCTGCTCCCGCCAGCCGTCGCGCTTGACCTCATCGGGATCGCGTCGCCGCCCGCCATAGCCCGGCGGTGTGAAGCGCATCGCCTTCATGCCAGCCCGCCCTTGGTCTCGATCGCCCACATCAGGATCGCGATGGCATCGGCCTCGTTGTCGTCGGCCGGACTGAAGCCCCGGGCGCGGGCCGCGTCGATCATGGCTTGCTTCGGCGCATTGCCCTTGCCGGTGGCGTGGCGCTTGATGGTGCCCACCGGAACGCCCTCGTAAGGCACGCCTCGCAGTTCGGCCCATGCGGTCAGCGTGGCCATGAGCCCGCCGTAAACGTGGGCCGCGTCGGTGCCCGCATGGCGGCGGACTTCCTCGAACCAGATCGCTTCCACCGGCCCCGAGAGCCGATCGATCTCAGTCAGCCAGTTGGTGAAGCGCAGATAGCGCATGCCGCCGCCGTCGAAGCGGCCGGGGCGGAAGCTGACCGTGCCGGTGGTGATCAGACCGTCATGGCCGAGCAACGCCCAGCCTGTCGTGGTGCCCAGATCGAGGGCGAGGATGGTGCGTGACGGCGGATTCAGGGTTGCGCCCGGCTCGGTGCCGGACAGAGTCGTATCAGCCATGGGTGGTCTCCTTTTCTGGTGGCTGCTCGGGCGGAAGACGACGGCGGTTGATGCTTGGCGGTACCGGCCGCCGTCGTCGGATTGGGGTTCAGGGAAGGTCAAAGCCCACGCGCGCGGATGCTCCGCTCCGTATGGATGGGGGCCAAACCTTCAGGTTGGCCCCCATACGGAGTATGGGGGTTTCCACTCTTCTTCATCGGATCCTTGCAAGTCTCTGTTTTCACGTTTCTTTCTCCCGTTTTGGATGACAAAGGGGCATGACAGAGGCCTTTGTCATCGTCATCGCCAAGTTGTTGATTTCATTGGATTCATGACAAGGCATGAGGATGACTAAGGCCTTTGTCATATGACGAAGTCACTCATCGAGCCCCTCCGGATAGACCCAGACGGCGGGGTTCTCGACCTCCCTGGCGCGCCCGGAATGGGGGCATTTGAAATGAGTCGGCAGGACCGGTTCACCCTCCGCCAGGACCTCCCCGGTCTCGGCATCGACCACCGGATCGCGGCCAAACCGCATGCCCTCCACGCAGAGGTAGCCGAAGTGTGATCTTGTGGCGGGGTAGCCATGTTCGGCCAGGTCGCGACGGAATTTCACGAAGCCCTTGGTCGCCAGCACGCTCAGCCGGTCGCGGATGGTGTATTGACTGCCCAGACCGTGCTGGTTCTCGAAGGCCGCCCCGAACTGGGTGGAGGTGTAAAGCCGCCCCTCGGCCGCTTCGTCGAGCAACAGGGCAAGGATCACGTCCTGTTTCCGCACGCGCTCGGCATCGAACTTAGCGCCCTGTTCGGCGCGCACGAGCCGTTCGTTCATCGGGTTGACCTCGACCCAGGCCCCCTTGACCTTGTCGACGAGCTTGGGCTTCAGCGCGGGGCCGTTCCTGAGCTCGATCTCCAGCTTCCGTTCCGATGCGTCCTCGTCCGGCCGGTGCAGGATCAAACCCGTCGTGTAGAAACCCCTGAGCGCGCTGGCGCCGGAGAGCGCCAGGAAGGGATCCTCCTTCACCTGGTGTTTCGACAGCTTCTTGGTGTGGTGGACGAGGATCACGCCGCAATCCGGGTTGACGTGGTCGCGCAGCACCTCGACGCGGTCCTTAAGAAAGAACATCATCGCGGCGTTGTCGTTCTCGCCGCCGCCGTCTGGCCCGCCGTCGAAGAGGTTGCGGATCGGGTCGATGCAGAGGATGTCGAGCGGATCGTCGGGGAACGCCGCCCTGATCGCCGCGGCCACGCGGGCGCTGCCCTCGGCATCGAGCAGCATTTTCAGCTTCGGGGTGACGACGAGGTTGTCGCGCGCGGCGGCGATCAGGTCCGCTGGCAGGCCGATCTGCTGCATCCGCTCGCGCAGGTAGTGATACTGGATCTCCGCCTGCAGGTAGAAGATGCGCAAGGGCCGTGGAGGCGTGAAACCGAGGAAAGCCACCCCGGCGGCCATGTGCACCAGCAATGCGATCAGCAGATCGCTCTTGCCCACCTTGGGCGCGCCGCCCAGCACCAGGAGGCCGCCCGGCGTCAGCACGCGGGGGCCGATCAGGTCGGCGGGCATGGGGCTCTGGTCGTCGAGCAGCTGCCCCAGCGTGAAGCTGGGCATCTCGTCCGGCACCGGCGCGGCGCTGTCCAGCCGGACCAGCGGCGGCCCGTGGCGCTCGACATGGCGGGCCCAGAGGCGTTCGGATTCCCGTTTGAGCCGTTCCACCGGCCACTGCGGCCGCAGCATTGCCGCATTGTAGCCGCAGATCGCCTCCCAGCCCTCGTTCTTCGAGAGGCGGCCTTCATGGACCAGCCGGATGAAATACCCGATGGCGGCGGAGGCCCCCTCGAAGCGCGACCAGTCGTCGGTGCCACCCTCGCGCACCGGGGTGACCAGCACATCCTCCACGGCGGGCTTGTCAGTCGTGGCAAAATCCGGCGTAAGGTTCACGCCCGGCGCGGGCGGCATGTCGGCCACGGCCTCGGCGAACTCGTCGAGGTCGCGTTCCAGCCCGGCGTTCAACTCCACGATCCGCACCAGCGTCTTGAGGCCGTTCTTGTAATGGACCGAGCCCGCCACCCGGATCGGCTGATGCGCCGAGCGGAAATGCATGTCGCCCCCGACCTTGGCGGCGATGTCGCCGCGCAACCGGCAGAGGCGCCGGATATCGTCGCCCTCGGCGGGCTCGGTGAGCTTCCACCAGACGTGGGCCTTGTGCTGGCCCTCGGGCGTGATGCCGCCGCTTTCCACCACCATGGTGGGCGGGCCGAGATGGCGCTCCAGATGGGCGCGCTTGGCGGCAATGTCGCCGCTGTCGATGTCGACGACCACGGCCTGCATCTGCGCCACATCGGTAGCCTTGGCCTGGCCGGTTTCCGCGACCGTGCCGGGGATGACGTAGACCGCGGCCCCCTCGCGCGCGGCCCAGTCAGCGAAGATCGCCATCTTGCCGGGCGCCGTATCGTCGGCCGCGATCCAGATGTTATGCGGCCGGCCGTCGATCCCCTGGCCCTTGTCGATGAAGCTGCGCACCGGGATCAGCCCGTCGCAGTAGCCGAACACCACCTCCATGAAAGAGGCGATCTGCTCGGGGTCGGGTTCGTCACCGAACGGGTCGAGCATAGGCGCCGCGTCGTTGAAATCGCGCCAGGGGTTGAAATGGACCAGGTTGGCCTCGGGTTGGTCGGTCGTGCTGTCGTCGCGCATGTCGGTGTCCTCGGGTGGTTCGGGCGGGTCCTTGGGGGCGTCGCTCATCCGGGCAGCCCCCAACAGCGTTCGGCCCAGGGGCAGAAGCGGCACTCGTAGAAGTCGCGGTTCCGGGCCACGCGCGGCAGCAACTCGCCCGCGTCGGTGGCCCGCAGGATCCGCACCGCGCGATCCGACATGCGCTGCGCGAGTTCGGCGTCGAAGGGCACGAGCTCGTGGTGCAGCTCGGCCGTGTCCTTGTTGATCGCGGTGAAGAGCGCCGGGTTGGCCGAGAGGCCCGGCACGCTCGCTTCCATGTAGGCCTGGTAGAGCGCGATCTGGGCGGCATAGACGGGCTTCGCCACGGTCACGCCCTTGGCCACAGTCTCGCGCCAGTTCTTCGCGTTCATCGTCTTGCATTCCCAGAGAGCGGGCGTGCGCAGACCCATGGCGGCGGGGGCGCCCATGACGATCCCGTCGACATGGCCGCGGATGCGCCCGCCGGCGACCGAAAAGCCGAACTGGCCGCCGTCGCGCTTCCGGGTGACGAGATCGAGCCCCGCGGCGCGCAGCCACTTGACGGCGAGATCCTCGAGCGCATGGCCAATGGCGAAGATGCGCAGCGAGCGGCCTGAAAACTCCTGGCCCTCGTCCTTCGGCGCATGGGCAAACTCGAACTGCAGCGCCCGCTCGCAGGACTGCCCCAGGCGGGAGGCGCCGAGATAGTCCCGCGGTGGGGTCGCGGCGCGCTCCGCCTCGAGGGCGGCGTCGACGGCGGCGTTGATGCGTTCGGCGATGCCCGGTCTATGGTTGAAATCCAGCGTCAAAACGGCACCTCCGCCTTTTGGGCGACGCGGGACATCTCGGCGCCGTAGCCTTCCAGCACCTCCTCGATCAGGGCCGTGACCTCGGTCTCGGAGAGTTCACAGAGGCGCTTCTGCCAGCCGATATCGCCCATCAAGCGGCCCAGCCGCTTCATCACCAGTGCGATGGCGAGACGCTCTTCATCGGTCGTTCCGATCATGGTCAGTCCTTTCCTGTGACGGGCCGCGAACCACTGCTGGCAGGGCATCGAGCAGAACCAGCGGTGTTTGCGCGGGCGCGGTTTGTCGGGATCGAAAAAGCCGAAGCCCTGCGCGGGGCGCAGGCAGACGGCGCAAAGGTGGAAACGCGGATGCCAGAGGCGATCACGGCCCGGTCGATCCGAAGCCGCTGCGGGCGGGGATGGGACTTGCGCGACATGGCTCACGCGGCCCTCCGTTCCGGCGTGGCGGCGGCCTGGACAAGCTGTTGGATGGCGCGCCTGTTGAACCGGAAGGAGATCAGCGCCGAGGCGTGGTAGCGGGTGAGCCCGTAATCCTGCCGCGCGCTCGGTGGCAGGTATTGCAGCTGCTTCTCGGTCGGCGCCTGCCGCAGCCAGCCGCGGGTCTTGAAGGCGCTCTCATCGCTCTCATGCGCGTTCAGCCAGTCATCGGCCTGCGCAAGGCAGACCGCGCGTTCGCCGATGCCGAGAAGCCGGGGCTGGGCGCCGCGCCGGCCACCGACCGCGTACCAGAGCCCGTCCAGCCAGAAGATGCCGCCCCAGGCGGTGAAGCCCGTGGCCATCAGCGCCGCCTCGTCGCCAAAAAGATCGACCCACTGGAAACTCGACCGCTTCAACAGGTCGATTTCGGTCATCACGAAGCCCTCGAGCGCCTCGCCGCCGGCCTCGTCCTTCGGCTCGACCAGCAGCGCGCCGCAGAGCGGGCATTCCCGCGCCGCCAGCGGGATCTCGGCCTCGCATTCGGGGCAGGTCTTGGTGGGCGCGCTGCCGCTGGCCTCGCGGCCGTCGAGGTCCACGTCCTGTTCCAGCGTGCCGTGCATCAGGCTCGACGTCCCGAAATCCAGCACCACGCAGTCGGTCTTGACGACGCCGGGATGTTCCTCGGGATCGACGGTGCGCAGGCCGCGCCCGACCATCTGGATCATGGTCGACTTGCAGGATGAGGGCCGCAGCAGGATCACGCAGGAGGTTGGCGGGTGGTCGAAGCCCTCAGTGAGCACGGCGACGTTGACCAGCACGGCGATCTCGCCCGAGGCATAGGCGGCGAGGATGTTGCGGCGCTCGTCGGAGGAAAGCTCGCCATGGATCAACCCCGCCGGAATACCCGCCGCGTTGAAGGCCTCGGCGACGTGGGCGGCATGGGCGACGGTCGAGCAGAAGACGATGGTGGGCCGCCCGGCCGCCTTCTCGCGCCAGTGGCGGATCACCTCGTCGGTAACAGGGGCGCGGTCCATGATCTCGGCGACCTCGGTCATGTCGAAGTCGAGGGCGGTCTTGCGCACCTTCTGCAGCTGCGCGCGCAAGCCCACGTCGATCACGAAGGTGCGCGGCGGCACCAGGTGGCCCGAGGCGATCAACTCCCCCAGCCGGACCTGATCGGCGACGTTGTCGAAGACCTCGCGCAAACCCTTCCGGTCCCCCCGGTTGGGCGTCGCCGTGACGCCGAAGATGCGGGCCTCTGGATTGGCGTCCCGCACCCGGTCGTCGATGCGGCGGTAGCTGTCGGCAATCGCGTGATGCGCTTCGTCGATCACCAGCAGGTCGAGCTGCGGCATGGCCTCGAGATTGGCGGGGCGGCTCAGGGTCGGGGCCATGGCGAAGGTGACCTGGCCGGACCAGTCCTTCGTGACGGCATCGACCACCGAGGTGGAGATATCGGGATTGACCCGGCCGAACTTCTCGCGGTTCTGGGCCGTCAGCTCGTCGCGATGGGCCAGAACGCAGGCCTTGGCACCGCTCTCGACCATCTTGCCCGCGACGGCCGACAACATGATGGTCTTGCCCGATCCGGTCGGTGCGATGCCGAGTGTGTTGCCGTGGGTCGAGAGCGCAGCGAGGCTGCGCTCCACGAAGAGTTTCTGGCGGGGACGAAGGCGCATGGGCGTGCCCTCACTCGGCCCAGGACGGGCGGCCCGGGGTTGCCGGGGCGGTGGGTTGCCGCGCGGTCGAAGACTGCGGCGCAGGTTGCGCAGGCGGCTGATAACCGTGCCCTGCCGTCCCCATGATCCGGGCATAATCCCGATGTTCCGGCGTCACCGCCGCGCGGATCTCGTTCTTCTCCTCGCCCATGGCGTCGGTGCCGACATCGATCCGGGCGACGAACTCCAGCCCGTCGAGATCGGCAAAGCCGCCGATCCGTCGCGCCGCCTGCGCCTGGGGCGACTGGTCCTTGTCGGAAATCCCCCGTGCCGAGTTCAGCATGCCCCGAATGAGGCTGCGGCCCATGTTGGCCCAGTCCGGCCCCTTGGGGCTGTAAAGGCCAATCAGGGTGAAGATCTTGCGCCGGGCATATTGGCCTTCGAGCACGGTGAACTCGCCGTTGAGATAGACCGCGCCGGTCGAGCCGCGGGTGGCATAGCCCCCGGTCCAGCCCTGCGAAGGGTCGTCGAACCCGCCGGGCCGGATGGTCAGCCGCACCTTGGCAAGCGTGCCCTTGGGGATGAGGTTGGCATTGGATTGCGCGTCGTTGAAATCGTTCCACAGGCCAGACATGGCATTGATCCTTTCAGTTTCAGGGATCGGTTTGAGGGGTGGTGGCAGGCGCCGGGATCGCGGGCGGGTCGATCACCAGCGGGCGCGCATCGAGCGGCAGCGGCTGGTGGATCTTGTCGATCAGGCGACCCAGATCGGGGGGCTCGAGCATCTCCAGCCGACCGGAGCGGTCCTTGGCCGGATAGCCCCAGGGGTTCTGGGTCTGACAGACGAAGACCCGCCGCGGCTCGCCCTGCTGGTCGGGCAGCGAGGTCAGCGTCAGCACCTCGTCGACGATGCCGGGCAGTTCCAGCCCGGTCTTGGAGCCCTCGATCTGCGGCACGAAGTGCTTGCGATTGAAGTCGTCGAGCTTCTCGTCGAGGATTCCGACGAAGATCACGTTCTTCGCCCGCGTATGCTGGAGGTGCGTGAGCCAGCCGATCATCTCGCGCCCGTGCAGCCCGTAGGCGCCGCGCACGTCGGGCTTGCCGGTCTTGTCGGAATGCGCCTCGGGCTGGCCCTTGCACCACTGGAAGCAGAGCCGCCCGGCCACGGTGATCGAGTCGACGAAGATCGTGTCGTACTTCTCGAGCGCCGCCGGATCGCCGAACTTCCTGCAGACGGCATCGTAATGCGCCTGGCTGTAGGGCTGATCCTCGCGCAGGGCCGGGTTGGGCCCACCGATGAACACCGCGAAGTCCCGGCATTCGGTCCAGGTGCGCGGCCGGATCGTGTCGATGGCCAGCCCCTCGACGGCGAGATCACCCGCTTCGAGGTCGAGAAACAGCGTCGTGCTTGCCTTGAGGGTGCGCAACAGCGTGGTCTTGCCCGCGCCGCTGGCTCCGAAGATCGCGGCCTTGACGCCGCGCATCTCGGCCAGCCGCTGATCGGCGGTGATGATGGGGAGGGTCATTGATCCGCCCCTTCCGGCTTGATCTCGAGCTTCAGCGCACCCGGCCGCACGGTGCGGGCGGGCTCGAAGCCGGCGCGGATGGCCTCGGGCCAGGCAGCGTATTTGCGCTCGGACACCTTGTAGGTGACATCGACATATTGGGCGGGATCGTCGCCGGCAGCGCGGATGCGCTCCACCATGGCGGCGAGCTGCTCCTGGTCCCAATCCACCCGCTTGGGCAGGTCAGCCACCACGGTGAAGTCGCCATCGGCGATGCGCACGGTGCCGGTGTCCTTGCCGCAGGCGCGGCGGGCCTCGGCGGCACGCGAGCCGTAGCGGACATCCAGCGCGGCGTTGAACCGGGCGCTGACGGCGCGCATCTGGCGCGCGGCCTCGGCGATCTCGCGCTGCAGGACGGCGAGCAGCTCGACCGGCAACTCGGCGATCTCTCCGGTGGGCAGGTTGAGCAACTCGTCGATGCTCGGGCTGTTCTCGGGGTATGGCATGTTGATCTCCTGTTGGGGGAATGGGTGTCAGGCGGCTTCAAGCAGCCGCATGGAGAGCGACGCGCCGGGCGGGCCCGGCCTGGGGCGGGCGATGGCGATGTAGGCAAATTCGTCGGGGCCGAGCCGGGTCTGCACGAGATGGACGAGCCCCTGGTCTGCGGCGCGCATGGCCGCGGCCGCCACCCGTTGCAGGCTGCGCTGCTGCTCGGACGAGAGCCGCGAGACGACCGAGGTCGCATCTACCGCGAGGAAGCCTCGGTGATAGACCAGCGTCTCTCCGGGCTCGGCCTGCGCGATCCAGGCGCAAAGCCCGACCTCGTCGAGCCCGGGGCCATTCAGCCCGTGAATCGGCACCACCTCGGCCTCGGTGATGGGCGACAGGCGGCCCATCATGCCGCTCCCGGCGCGGTTTCGGCGGTCTGTTGCAACTGGCCCTGCTCGAAGGCGATGATGTCCTCGAGCCGGTAGACCACCCGGCCGCCGATCTTCATGTAGGCCGGGCCTTCACCCGCCCACCGCCAGCGTTCCAGCGTGCGGTGGGAAATGGTCCAGCGCCGGGCGAGTTCCTTCTGGTTGAGACAATGTGGTTTCCGCATCGTGCTTCCCCTCGTTGGTGGCTTCGAGGAAGTGATGCCAAATCCCGCTGGGGGATGTCGTCAGGATCAGCGGGGGATGCGGAGGGGGATCACTTGCGCCTTGCAGGCGTGGGGTTTCCGGTCAGGTGGGGGATGGGTGATCCCCCACCATCCCCCAGCCGATCCCCCTTTGGCGCGATCCGCGAGTCGGACCGTGAGGGGAAGCGGCGACTCAGTCGACGTTCAGCCGATAGCCGCCCTTGCGGTCCGAGCGGATCAGCTGACGCCAATTCTTCTTCGACTTGAACACGTCCGCCATGCGTAGGCTCTTCGAGCCGGCCATGCTGAGGATCGCCTTGCCGTTCTGCCAGGGCTCGCCGGCCTGCGCGGCCGCATGCAGTGCGCGCACCACCTCGGCCTGGATCGGGCCGAGCTTGAAGCGGTAACCGTTGCAGCGTACGTCCTGGTAGTCGGCGGAGGCGATGAAGGTGTTCTCCTCGCCTGCTCCCGAACGACCGGAGAATCCGGATTGAATCTCAAAGCGATCTCGCTCATCCCGCCGCAGCAGAAGATCCCCGATCAGCACCAGAACCGGCTCAGCGCCGTCCTGCACGACCGCGTAACCGGCTCGGTCGGTGCGGAACGCTCTCACATGGATCTGGCCACAGCGGAACAGCTGAAAGACGTCCTGCGCGTGCAGATCCAGCAGGCCGTTGTAGCGGGTTTGCTCCCACGGCACAGGGAAATACTCCCCCTCCGGCGTCTCCTCGAAATCGCCGAACTCGATCGGCACGCCGAACACCCGCACCGACAGCCGCAGCCTGTCGTTCTCGGCAAGATAGATAAGGTCATCCTCGCTGATCGACCAGCGCTCCAGGATCTCGGGCAGCGTGAAATACAGCTTCTCGATATGCATCCGCGCCCTCCGAATCCCGCCCCAATTGTTTACCCTTTGTTCCTATTCTCTTGACGCCTCGCGATCAGTCCTGTTTTATCCTATTTGATCCACAACCCGCTGGGGACAACATGACCTTGCATCACACACTGGCCGACCGCCTGAGGGCCCGCGCGCACCAGCTCGGGCTCAGCCCCGCGCATGTGGCCGAGATGGCCGGGGTAAACCGCTCCTTCGTCTACGACATCCTGCGGGGCCGTTCGACCCGTCCGAACGTCGAACGCCTCGGCGCGGTTGCAAAGGTGCTGAAGGTGGAGCGCGACTGGCTGATCCATGGCATCGGCGATGTCGAGGGCACGCCCCCCTTCATCGAGAACCCGGACGAGGCTTTCGTTTCCATCGCCCACGCGAGCCCGCGCCCGTCCATGGGCGGCGGCGCGGTGGTGCAGGATCACGAGGACAGCGCCGGACGCGCCTATCACTTCCGCCGCTCCTGGATAAAGGGCAGCCTCGGCGCCAGCCCCTCGCAGCTGCGCATCATGCATGTGGAGGGCGACAGCATGGCGCCGACGCTTCTCAGCGGCGACACGGTGCTGGTCGACATGGCCCGCCGCACCCCCAACCCGCCCGGCATCTTCGTGCTGGACGACGGCATGGGGCTCGTCGCCAAGCGGCTCGAGCACATCCCCAACAGCGACCCGCCCGCGGTGCGCGTGATCTCGGACAATCCCGTCTACAGCCCCTATGAACGAACGGCCGGCGAAATCCACATCGTCGGCCGCATTCGTTGGTTCGCGCGGGAGATTTGAGGTGATCGCGTTTCGGGAGATCGACGATGCCGACCCGGCGCTTACGTTCTCGCCGCTGGTGCGCGGGATCGAGAAGACCTTTGTCTGGATCGGAGAGCATGGCGGGATCCCCCTGACGTCGTCCAAGGCATTCGAGCGGGTGTTGGTGCACTGGGCGGCGGCCGAGTTCGACTGGCCCGGCCATACCGAGGCGGATCTCTTCGCCGTCAACAAGGTGCTGAACGAATGGGATTTCCCGCCGCTTGAAATCCTGCACGGCCTGATGATCGCGATGAAGCTCGGACGGCACTACAAGGGCGCGTTCCGGCTGACCAAGGCCGGTCAGGCGCTGGTCGGACATCCCGGGCGGATCTTCGGCACCGTCGTCCCGTTCTTCCTGTACCGCATCAACCACGCTAGCCTGTCGCGCTTCGACGAAACGCCGATCCTCGGCAACTGGGATGTGTTTCTGAACGTGCTGAATGTCGAGACCGAGGACGGCGCCACTGGCGGCCACCTCCGCCGCGTACTCTTCGGCGAGCCGGAGGCAGGGCCGCTTCCGCGCTATGACGACGTGATGGGCCAGCTCTACATCCAGGTTCTGCGGCCGCTCTGCTGGGCGGGACTACTGCAGCAGGAGCACGGCGCGGCCGGCTATCGGTTCGAGGAGGCGGTGTTCATGAAGACGCCTTTGTGGCGGGCGGCGCTGCGGCTGGAGACGGATGGCGTAGCACGTGGGGCGGCGCGGTTTTGAGCCCGCCCACGGCCAGTTGATACCAGCAAAATGAATTGTCCAACGGCGTGAATTGACCGCAGCAGGTCACCAATCAAAATCCTCAATGTCTATGGCTTCAGGAACTCGCCTAGCGAGAAAGACGCCACGAAATTCCACATCCGGAACATGCCTCGAAATTGCAGTAACCATTGCCCTAAAATGACAACCTGTAGTCAAGACGTCATCGCATATGACAATCCTGCTTCGACATCCATCCTGCAGCATTTCTTCGTTCACAGTATAGAGCTCTGCCAAATCATCAGGTGTAGGTCGCACGTCTGTGTCGTGTGCAGCCACCGTGTTCGTTGACTGCTCTACGAGAGGCCGGATATCAGGTCGGTAGTCGTGTTGATTGAGCACGAGACCAGCGAAAACGTCGAGCATTTGCTGCATCCGGTCGTCATACATTGGATCGTCCTTCCGTTTGGATGGAGGGACCGGGACAAAGGTGAAATCGCGAAGGTTCGATGAGCCGATGGCCTTGAACAGGGCTGTTGCGGCTGCGCGGATCATTTTTCCCTTGTACTTCCATTGGGGAGTTCCGCGTCTATCCATCGGTTTTTTGAAGTTTATGATTAAATTATTGGTGGCACTGTAGGAAAATCCCTTTCGTGCGGTATATTCACCAAGGAAAAAGCAAGCATCTTCTTCTTGCAAGTAGTAGTGATCGCCTCGCGTAAGCGCATCAATT